TGCCGCGATCTACAACGAGATTGAGCCCTACGCGGCGCAGTGGATCCGCAACCTGTCCGAAGCCGGGCACGTCGCCCCTGGAGCCGTCGATGCTCGTTCCATCCGTGACATCCGCGCAGATGACCTTGTGGGCGCTACCCAGTTCCACACCTTCGCCGGCCTCGGCGCCTGGTCCTACGCTCTTCGGCTCGCCGGGTGGCCTGACGACCGGCCCGTCTGGACCGGCTCCTGTCCCTGTCAGCCCTTCTCTGTCGCCGGCAAAGGACGCGGCACCGCAGACGAGCGGCACCTCTGGCCCGAGTGGTTCCGCCTCATCCGCGAGTGCCGCCCTGTCACGGTCTTTGGGGAGCAGGTTGCAAGCCCTGACGGCCTCGCGTGGCTCGACGCTGTTCACGCTGACCTGGAAGGAGCAGGCTACACCGTCGGGGCGGCCGTTCTTCCTGCTGCGGGCGTCGGGGCTCCGCACGGGCGACACCGGATCTTCTTCGGTGCCTACCGGGTGGCCCTCCCCGGGCGCGAAGGACGGGAGCAAGTCGGTGCGGACGCTCGCGGGAGCCGAGGCCGAGGCGATCCGGAAGGGCTGGGGCAACGACCTTTGCACGGCGGCCCTTGGGACAACCCCGACTGGCTCCCCTGCCGAGACGGCAAAGCCCGGCCAGTTGAACCCGGCACATTCCCGCTGGCTCATGGGGCTCCCGCCCGAGTGGGACGCCTGCGCGCCTACGGCAACGCCATCGTCCCGCAAGCCGCGGCCGGCTTTGTGAGGGCGTTTATGGAGGTGTCCCGATGAACGCTGATCAAGCGGTCCGCCGCATCGGAGGGGCGTGATGGAGCGGCCGAGCTGCGGGCGATGCTGTCACCTGCGCCCCGGAGAAGGTCGCGGCTGCGCTCGATGCCGAGCGCGCAGCGAAAGTGGACAAGTAACCGCCTACGCGGTAGCCTTCGCGTCGGGAGAGCCTGCCCTTGTCGTCCACCGCTACATCGAACTGGCCCACCATTATCGACCGCCACGTAGCTGCGTTCAAGAGCGGCGAGAAGAAGGCGTGGGATCGAAACCTCCAGACCTTCTTGGGGAACTACTGGGCGGGGACGACGGTGGGGGAGAGCGAGGCGCAACTGATCAAGACGAGCACGAACTTCGTGCTCCCCCTGGTCGAGACAGCGCTGTCGAACCTCATCCCCCCGAACCCCCAGGTGACGCTGAACGCCCGGAGGGCCGCCGACCGGGAGCAGATGGACCAGGGACAGGTCATCACGAACTACGCGCTCCAGCGCGGCAAGTGGCGGAAGGAACTGGGCGTCGCCGTCTACAACACCATCCTTTGCGGACGGGGCCCTGTAAAGACGACGTTCGACTTCGACACGGACCTACCCATCACGAGGTTTATCGACCCTCGTAACTACTTCTTTGACAAGACCGCCCAGCGGTTTGACGATATGAAGTACGAGATCGAGGTCACGCTGCTGTCGAAACGGCAGATGCAGCGGAAGGTGGATGAGGGGGTCTACCCGACCTGGGCGGTCGAGCGGCAGAGTGCGGAGACGTACCCGACCTGGCTTGTTCCGGGGGACCGCAAGGAGATCAACAGCCTTCGGGACTACCAACAGTGGTTCATGGTCTACGAGGTCTACGACCGCGAAGCGGGGAAGGTCTTCCATTATCTTCCGAGCGACAAGCGGCCGATCCTGGAAGACGATCTGATCTTCCGTCCGTACGACCTTCTCACCTTCACGTTCAACGGGACGGATTGCGGGGGAGTGAGCGAGGTATCGCTCATTATGCCGAACCAGGAGGAGTACAACTGGACGGAGACGTTCCTGTTGAACAACCTCCGGTACAACGTCCCGGTCGAATACTACAACGCCAAGATGACATCGACGGACAAGCAGAACGCGCAGCTCTCCGCGCCGCTCGGCTCCCGAGTGCCGGTGAACGTCCCGGAGGGGCGGTCCCTTCCCGAGATGTTCTACAACCGGCCTCAGCCGATGGTGCCCCCGATGGCCCAGGAGATGCTGTCGCGTAAGCGGGAAGGCATCTCCTATGTCAGCGCACTTTCGGACAGCCAGCGCGGGCAGACCATCGGCGCGAAGACGGCGACCGAGATGGAATGGATCAAGCAGCAGATTCGCGACCGCCTGGGCCCGCGCATCGCGGAGATCGACGCGCTGACCGAAAGCGTGGCGACCAAGCAGTTCTTCCTGGCCCAGCGTTTCATGCGCGAGGAGAAGGTGGTGCAGCTCATCGGGGACAAGGAGTGGCGTACCGTCAACCCTTTTACCCTTGAAGGCGTGAACGCAACCTTCGATGTTGTCCCGTACAACCCCTTGAAGGTCAACGCCGCCGTCCGCATCGAGACGCTGCGGAACCTCCTCCCGGTGGTGACGGGGAACCCGTACGTGAAGCAGCGCGCCTTCCTCGCCGCCATCTTCAAGGACGTGGAGATGGGGTCGCCCGAGGATCTCCTGTACACCGACGAAGAAGTGGCGGCCAGGCAGGCTCCCCCACCCGGCGCACCCCCCGGCGCACCCCCCGGCGCACCCCCCGGCGCACCCCCCGGCGCACCCCCGATGAACCCGTCCGCGCCGCTCGGGGAAGAGATGCCCCCGATGGCGCCGGGCGACCCTCTCCCTGGAGGCCCCCAGCCATGAACACCGTACGTGACCTACGCTGCCCGGACGGGCACTACGAGATCAGCGTCTTCTACAAGCTCGTGGACGCGCCCCCCAGATGTCTGTGCGGGAAGGAGCGACTGCCCTTCTACGCGACACGCGAGATGGAAGGACGGACGACCCTGGAGCACGCAGCGGAACAGGTCGGGACCTTCCGCCCGGTGAAGTACGACGGCGTCGTCTACCAGGACAAGGCATCCCTGGACGCGGTCCTGCACACCTACGCGGACAGGCAAGGCGTACCGCGAGACAGTTACGCTTTTGAGACGCTGGGGAACAAGGCCCAGCGCGTCGATGAGAGCCGCCATCGTGCGTGGGAGAAGCGAAAGCGTGAAGGCTTCGACACGCAGAAGTTCAAAGATTACCAGCGCGAACAGACCGCAAGGAGCACCCGATGAACATGCCCCCCGACCCGATGAACATGCCCCCCGACCCGATGGCATCCCCCAAGAAGTCCGCCGCAGCAGAAGGCAGCGCCGCCGAGATGGTGATGGCGGCCAAGACCAGCGGGGCCTTGAAGCCCCTGGAAGACGTGATGATGGAGGAGGGATGGCCGATGGACGCGGGGACCGCGTTGCTGCTCGCTCAGAAGAAGCAGGCCCCGGGGACGCAAGGAAAGACCCCCGAGGAACTGGCACAGATGCTCCGCGACGACCCGGGCGTCTACAAGGATCTGGAGGCGCTCCAGCCAGGTGGCGCCCTGGACGCCTTCGCCAAGAAGGTAGGGGACGGTGAGGCGCCGCCAATGTCCGATGACGACGCAGAGATGGAATCTGCGATGGGCGGGTACTTCAAGGATTCTAAGTCCATGCAGGACGAAGATCCGAAGAAGGGGCTGTCCGTCTTGAAGAAGCTCGGCGCCAAGTCCCCGAAGGATCTGGACGCAGACGTGGGGATGAAGTCGGACTTTATGGCCCGGATGAAGTAGCGGTTCTTTCGTTTTTTGGAGAGAGCAGCAAAGCGCCCGCTCGAAGCGGAAGAGAGAAGTAGTGGCCGACAACGACAACAAGCCGAAGGGACAACCTATCGCCACACCTGGCGAGAACAAGTCCTGGAAGGTCTACGTAGAGGACCCCGACACGGGGAACACGAAGACCGTCCGCTTCGGTGATCCGTCCATGCCGGACAAGAGCCATGACGCCGCGCGCCGGAGGGCGTTCCGAGCGCGGCATAACTGCGACACAGCCAAGGACCAGACCACGCCCCGGTACTGGTCCTGCAAGAAGTGGTGACAGCATGCCCGACATCGAAACCGAAGTATTATCCACCCCTGCGGCCGACTCCGTAACCGACGCTGCCCCCGAGTGGGACGGCTCGGACTGGTCCACCCTGGACCAACAGCCCTGGTGGGCGAGCGTTCCCGAGTCCGCACGGGGGCACTTCAACCAAGCGCACACCGAGCGCACGGAAGCCAAAGACCGAGCGGACTACTTGGATCGCCTCTTCGGTGCGGACGACGACGCCATCCGGCGGGATCTGGAGTCCGTGACGAAGGAGCGCGACGACTTGAAGAAGTCCCTGGGGGACATCGAGGAGCGCACAGCAGAAGATAAAGAGGAGCAGGAGTACACGCGCCTCTCTACGAAGTACGCCGACATCTGGGCGGACAGCCATCCAGACCCGAGCAAGGACGGAGAGCTGCTGTCGAAGGGCGCCTATGTACGCTTCGTGGAACTGCTGTCGAAGGGGTTCTCGGAAGACGACGCGGCGACGATGGCACGCGCTGTGATGATCACGAAGCCCGCAGCGGTCGAAGCCGCCCCCGTCGAGACGGGCGGCCCCCCAAAGACACGGGACGTGCGGCCCCCGCCCAGCATCGCGCAGGCGTCGAAGGGGGGGAACAACCCGTCCGCGACGGTCAACGCGAAAGAAGCGAACGAATCCATAGACCAGCGTAGACGCCGGCTAATCAAACAATACGAGGCGGAAGAGAAGGGCGCGTAGCTTTTTTTCTTTACCGTCTACTTGCCACATAAGCGCCTACCCGGTAAGATCACGCTGAACTAATCCGGGAGCCTCAATGGCCGGTGTCGATGTTGCCAATAGCGTCCTGTACGACCTTCGTGGGCCGCTTGAAGATTCTTTCGCCCAGAAGACCCCCCTGTTCAACTACCTGGAGAAGCGTGGAAACGTCTCCACGGAGAAGGCCAAGTGGATCGAGGGCGGCGTCATGGGCGGAAGCTCCGCGCAGGCGACCGGCGTGTACAATGGCGGCGAGACGCTGGACACGACCCGCACCGAACAGTCCCACAACTACCAGATCGCGCCGCACCGGCTCGTATCTGCCATCGCCATTCCAAAGAGGGATCTGATCTTCTGCGAAGGTCGGGCGGCGATGACCAAACTTATGAAGAAGTACCCCGAGTCGCACATCGCCGGCATGGCGAACGACTTCGACCGGTACTTCTTCACCGGCATCTCCAACGGCATCTCGGTTCAGACGAGCGAGATGCAGGGCTGGAACACCTTCAACGGGCAGAAGACATCGGCGAAGGGCGTGCTCGGCGTCACCGTCGGAGCGTTCCGCTTCGAGGCCCCCGCTTCGCAGACCGCGAACTTCCAGAACCTCGCCCGGTCTTCGGCGTACTACTGGTACAATCAGTTTGCCGAGTCCACCAGCGCGGCCGACGTGAAGAAGGTCGTGAAGAAGCAGCACCGCTTGGCCGCCCGCTTCAACAAGCACGGCAAGGGGAACCAGGGCCCCGACGTGATCTGGTGTGATGACGACACCTACAGCGTGTTCGAGGAGCGCCAGGACAGCCAGGTGCGTATCGTCAAGGTGCAGGACGGGATGGACGACGGCGGCAACAGCGCCGTGACCGAGATCCCCATCTACAACGCGAAGCTCATCGCGGCGCAGAACCTCATTCTGACCGATTTCACGGGCGCTGCCGCGAGCGGCGTGTGCTACGGCGTGACCACCGAGGACATCGAGTGGTCGTGGTATCAGAAGCCGACGATGTCGGACTTTGAGGATCGCATCGCCAACCAGGATGCCGTCATCGCGAAGTACGAGATGATGGGAACCCTCCTCTTCACCAATCTTCTCACCCATTTCGCCGTCACCGGCACCGCTCGCGCGTAGTCGCGCAGGCAGGGAGTCTTCGCCATGCTCATCGCTCTTGTCGGTGCTATCACCTCTACGGATTCCGGTGTGTCGTTCCCGAGCGGTGTCTACCAGCTCGGCGCACGCACAATCGTCGTGGATTCCGTCTACGGCGTGCGGACCTGGAAGTACGTGTACAACGCGGAGGCGGCTACTGCCTACGCGGCGGGTACTGTCGTAATGAACCAGACGGCCACCGCCACGCCGGGCCGGACGCTGATCGCCGCTGCGGGCGTTTCCGCACACCGCATTGAGGGTGTCGCTCAGCACGCCATCCCGGCACAGTCCTGGGGCTGGATTCTGGCTGAGGGGCTGGGCCTGGTCATCGCGGACACGGGCGGCTTCACCGTGGACACCGGGCTCATCCCGGGCAACGCGGTTGCCGGCACGGCCGACGACGCAGGGGCGACCGGCGCCATCTTCGCGCTCGCCCTGGCGACGACCCTGGCGACCGCTTCCGGGGTGTGCAAGATCCGCTGCGCCTTGTAGGGAGGCCCCGCGTTTCGACATTGGCATGCTGGGGGCCTGGGGCTTTCCTACCTGGGCGCCGTGTGCTATGCAAGCGCACGCCGTCAGGAGGGCATAGCCGATGAACCGTGGTAGCATCCGTGCAAACGTGCTCTCCCGCCGCTCGTGGCATGCGGACGTGGACACGGCGTTCGTCGCGGAGGTCAACACCGTTTGCATCGACGGCGCCGTAAAGCGCCTGGCGAGCGAGGTGCCCGAGGCGTTCCTCCCCGACAAGGAGGTCGTCTACCTCTACACGGACGAGACGCACGACACCCTGGGGCGCACGGTCGCCGCTACGGCGGACGTGTACGTGCTGTCCCTGGGGTTGGCGGTCGCCCCCGGCGCTAAGCCGGTGCTCGTAGACGGCACCCGTGACGGGCTGTTCCATATCGAACTGGAAGACCCTACGGGAACGGGGACCATCTTTCGGCGCCAGTGTCGGGAGTTCTGGCTACAGGTGGGGGGCGTCCACGACGGGCAGTACCTCGTCAGCATCGACCACCCGTGGCGGAACACCGTAGATGCTGGGATGAAGTTTCGGTTGTTTCAACCGTACTTCTACCTTCGCGACAACGTGACGGATCTGGTGGACGGGCGTATCTTCGACTCAGCCCGGCAGCTCCTCGACAACCTGCCAGCAGGCTTTGTGCGCCGTACCTCGCAGGAGGACTTCCGAGGCACGTACCGGGGCCGCCCCGAGGCGTTCTCCCGATGGGAATACTTCCAGCTTCCGGCACCCAATCGCGCACCTATAGCGGGTATTCCGGAGGGCGCCGGCCCGCCGCCGTGGGTGGGCCCGGAGCCCATCGGGGCGTTCAAGTATCGCTATACCTACGTGTGGGGGAAGAAGGACTTCGAGGTGGCGGCGCCGGGCGGGTCCTACGATCCGATCTGGGAGTCCGCCCCGAGCCCTGAGAGCGGGTCGCATACGGTCGGGAGCTTGATCGCAGCCGTCGCGTTGACGATGCTAACGAACATCGACTTTCAACTTGGCTTCGGGATCATAGGGGCGCTGCGCTTCGGACGCTCCGGGCTACGGAAGCGGATCTATCGAGCGCGTTCGACAGTCGGGTTGGCAGGGGGCCTGGAGCAAGCCATCGAGTTCCCCAATATCTACTTCTTCTTGGCGGAAGTGGACGGGGTAGCTACGACGTTCATTGACAACGGCAGCATCATCCCCGACTACCACCGACGGCTCCCGGAGAGCCGAGGGTACTACGCCTGGGCGCCGGTTCCCCACCAGGACGCCACGTATCAAGTCGATCTGCGCGTATACCGGCGCCCGTTGCAGCTTCTCGTGGACAGCGACGCCCCGGCGATCCATCCCGACTTTGACGATCTGTTCGAGGATCTGGTGCTGTCTCGCCTGTGCGAGATGGACAAGAGCCCCGAGGCGGCGCTGTTCTACGAGAACAGCTTCAAGACCCGTGTAGAAGCCTATCGGGCGAAGGAAGCCAACCCGGCCGCCTTCATCCCCGCGATGCCGTGGCAACCGGACAACGTCTATCGCGACCCATTTCGGTACGCGCCGTACGTTTCCAAGTGAGTGGAGAGAACAGCATGCCGAACCAGACCTTTTACGAACAGCCCTACCTGGGCCAGCCCTTCAAGCGGGTTCAGAACGAGTTCGACGTGGAGTACGGCGCCGTTACCGGCGTGAAGCTCACGGGGGACTTCGTGCGGGATGGCGTCACGATGCAGGCGTGGACCGCAACCATCGAGAGCGGCATCGCGCACGCCTTCCGCTTCTACCATTCGACGCCGACGGGCGAATGGCGCCCGCTGGAGGCCGCGGAGATCGCCACCGCTCGCGGTGCTGCTGTGCTCGGGGACGTGGTAGACAAGGCGACGTTCCTGGCGCTGGTCGAGCGCGTGCAGGCGTTGGAAGCGACGCTGCGTACTTTTCCTGTTTCGGAGCCCGAAGGTGCGGTCCCCGCGCCCGCGAGCACCTCCGGTGGTGGGCGGGCGTCGCGCGTTGCCGTAGCTACAGGGTAGGGCAATATGGCGGGGGAAAACATCAACTTCCCGCTCCCTCTCATTGAGAGCGGGCAGAAGTACGCACCTGGCTCCCTCGCTTTTGAAGTGTTGAACCTGCAACTGACCGCGGACGGAACGCTGCGGGGGGTGCGCGGTCCTGCTCCGCTCATCCCCGACTACGGGAGTGGCTACCCGTGGCCGGGTAGGGTCTTCGGGGTGTACCACACGCGGCTGGATCGAGGCATGCGTGAGGTGACGCTCGTACGCTCCGGGGCACAACTACTGGAGCAGGCGGGGTGGGACGTGTCGGGAGCGACCGTGCGGTCGCTCGCGCCCACAGCGCTCTCTCAGGACCCCAACGCCCGCTTTCCCGATCAGTTCTGCGAAGTCGCAGGGAAGATCGTCTGGTGCAACGGTGTAGACGCGCCGCTGATCTACGATGGGTATCGCGTGCTCCCCCTGGGCTACGAGATGCGGCCCGGAGCGCCGAGCGTGACAGGGCCAGGAGACACGGGGCACCCGGTCTTTCGGAACCAGCTCGGGTACTCGCATCCAGGAAAGATCGGTTCCGTAGGCAACTTCTTCTCGGTACAGTCGGGCGCGATGCTCGCTGGAAACTGGTACTATTATGTCCAGTTCGAGGACCAGTTTGGGAACCGCTCGACGCTGTCCGGACCCGGCGGACCCGTCGTGTTGCGGCAGGAATACACGAAGGACCTGTACTGGATTGACTACGACAACTACGATTCTTCTACGGTGTTGTACCCGGGCACTCCTTTGGGGCTTCTGTCCGTCAACCTGGACGACCTGACACGGCAGTTCCTCGTGTCGGGGCTCCCTGTTGGCCCCGACGGCACCGTGGCCCGCATCGTTTACCGCAGCCAAGACTCGCTCCGCAACGATCCGGCACCGCGCTTCTTAGTGCGGATAGATGACAACATCACCAGCATATTCCCCGACAATACGCCCGACTCTGGCCTTGGGGCGGTCGCAAAGGACTACATCCAGGTCCCGCATTTCGGACTGGCCTGCGAGTACGGCGGATGCTTGGTGGTGGCGGACGGGCGGAACATACGAAAGAGCGAACCCGGCTTTCCTGGTAGCTTCACGCGGACGATGTTCGTCCCGATCAACGATGAGCCCACGGGGCTGTTCTCTTTCGCGGGCAGGTTGTACGCGACCACCGAAGAGGACATCTTCTCCATCGAGGAAGCGAACGGAGGGCTACGCGCTCGTCCCCTGTCCGCGGGAACAGGTCTGGTTGCGCCGTCGTCCGGAGCAGCGACGGGCCTGGGGGTGTTCGTCGGGCTGGGGCGCGATGGCTTCTGGAGCATGGACACCGAAGAGGCGGTTCGCCCCCTCTCCGAAGAGATCCGCCCCCTGTTCAAACGGCTGAACCCGGGGATGCTTTCTCGCGCAGCCGCAGTATGGAACCCCACGACACGGGAATACCTGTGCGCGCTGCCGGAAGCGGGCACGTACGGCAACAGCCTCCTCGTGGCCTGGGACGGGGCCGGCTGGCGGCGACAGCGGCACGGCATCGCCTACGCGGGGCTGTGCGTCACGAAGGACTGGCGCCGTTACGTGCTTGCCGCGGGGCGTAAGGCGTCGGAGAACCAAGTCTTTGTGCTGGACCACGAGGTCGCAAGCTACGTGCCGCCTACAAAGACGTATGCCTACCGTAGCCAATGGCTGCGGATGGATGCCTTGGGACGGGAGCGCTTCAACGTGGACAGCGTCTACGTCGGCATCGTGGAGTCCGGGAAGGGCACCGACATCACTTGGCAGACCTGGAAGCACAACTCCAGGGACGTTGCCATCGCGACGGGGACCGTCGAGATGACGAACGCCGCCACGGTCGAGGTGCTTGACACGCTGGTTCTGGGGACCGGCAGGACGCGCACCCCGCGGCTGACCTGGAAGCGTTTCGACGTGCGGATCAAGTCCGTGGAGAACTTCGCCTTTGACCTGACATCGACGGCGCCTATGCACATCGCCGCTTTCAGCTTCGATGCGTACCTCGTGGACGCTTCCGGAGCCCGCGTGAGTCGCCAATGAGTATTTTGATCCTGGACACAGAGACAACGGGCCTCCCTTCTTCGGAATGGGCGCGAGTCATCGAGCTTGGCGCGGTCGTGCTCCATCCCCACCGGGACTATGCGGAGATCAACCATTTCCACACGTTCATGCTCCCTGTAGAGGGGGTCGATGACCGTGCGGACAAGGCGTTGAAGCATAGTGGGATCACGCGAGAGGATCTGGTTGGTGCCCCCCGAGAAGGAGATGCCCGGAGCGCCTTCTACCGTTGGTTAGCGCAGCATCAGGTGACGGAGGTATTCTCGTACAACCGTGTCTTTGACGAAGGGATGTTGGTGCGGTCAGGTTTTACGCTGCCCTGGGCGGGGTGCGTGATGCGGATGTCGCGCGACCGGATGCCGGCACGAAAGAAGGACCCGACGCTGGCGGATGCCGCCAAACACTTCGGCGTCGGCGTTGCGGAGGGGCTGCATCGCGCGCTCCCCGACGCGCGCCTGGCCGCCCAGGTGTTCGCCGCCATCCGTAGGGGGAAGTAGCCGATGCCCCATATCTTCCCGCAGCGCGCTTTCCGGGTGGGGGAGGTTGTGGACCCCGACACGTTGAATGAGGTGTTCCAAGAGGTCGCCGGGAAATTCGCCGGGCGGCTGAACGAACACGACGTATCTTCGGACTTGAAGACCAAGATAGGGGTTGCCGACGAGGCGTACTACGACGCGCACCAGATCAAGCGCGCGTCCGACCCGTGGTTTACGTTCGCTGTGCCGTCGTATGCCGTTGTGGACGGAAACCCAGCAGGACAAGCCGCTGCGGACGTTGAAGATTCGGAAGGATGGCAGCGGTTGATTGACGTGGGGGGCACACAAGATATGAGCCTCACCCTCACGACGGGGGAAGATACCCTGGTGCTGTTCGCGCAGATGCAGCACGTCGGCTGGCGCAGCACCGGCATCACGCCGAGTGCCCCTGAAATCAACAGCCCTTTGCGGCTCCAGTACGCCCTTCGCGTGGACGGGGCGCTTCTTGACGACACCATCACGGGTGCAGCCGTGTACCCCGACACGCCACCGCAACAGTGGTATCGCGCAGAGCCCGCGACAGTCGCGCCCGTGACCGCTGCGTACGACTTCGACTACCGGCACATCCAGTACCTTACTGGGACCATCGGGATCTCCTGCGCGATGCACCCCGTTCGCGTCGTGCGTGCGTTCCCCGTCACAGCAGGGAGCCACAGTATCGAGGTGGTAGCGCGACGCCTGCCTGCGGCGGACTACAAGACGGATAACAGCCAGGAAGGCGCGACCGTCCAGGTGTTCAACCGGCGCTTGGTGGTGCTCCGAATCAAGGGGGGTTCTCCGGGGTCCAGCGACATCCCCAGCGTAAACATCCAGGCGTTCAACGACGGGCAGGTTGTGGCGGCGGCGGACATAACCACGAACGCTTTCTCGGTGCTGTCGGCTACCGCAAACGACCTGGGGAACGCGAACCTGGAGCGCGGGGTGTTCCGGAACCAGCACCTCCCCAGCGTCGTGTACGGACCTGTTGCAACGCCGATCAGCCCGGCGGTCCCTACAGCGATCTTTAGCGGAGTGTACCCAGGGTACGGCGTGAACAGCGCCGCCTGGACCGTCATCAACGACGGGCTGGGGGTGAACCTCCGCATCGTCGGCCCCACAGCAGGCCAGTGGGATCTCGTCGCCAACCCCGGACTGTTCGTGGTCGTTGCGAACGTGGACGTGTTCGACATCCGGCACAATCCGACGACGGCGCCAATCGACATTCAAGCCATCGTAGTGCTCGCGCTGCGGATCACGAACTCAGTGGGGACGGTGACGCTGTTGGGGGAGACGGAGGTGTACATCAACGGACACAACCCCGACCCCGAGGACCCGACACCCACGATGCGGGCGGTCCAGACGGACGCCCCGCTCATGTGGGCCATCGACAGCACGCAGCTTTCCGCGCCCAACAGGCGCATCACGCGCGTAGAGGTGGTGGGGTCCGTGTGGGACGCAAGCTACGGCGGGCGTACGGTGGAGGTGCGTACCCAGCGGGGGATGATCTACGGCTTCGTGTTGAAGGGAGTGTACCTCTAAGTGCCTGATATTACTTACAGTTACGTCCCTATTACGGGCAGCGTTCTCACGTCGGCAGGGCTGAACGCGAACTTCTACCAGACGACCGCGGGCACGTCGATCCACGAGACGAGCAACGGGCACCTGGAGATGCTGAACTTCGACCCGGCTTTTCGGGTTCAGTCGTACCACGTCCGCCCGGGGCAGGCGGGCCAGGCGAACAGCGTCGGGCGCACCCAGTCGAACGACTACTTCTCCGACCTATCTACGGGCTTGTCCAACGAGTACACGCCCATCGCCGGCTGCGGGATCACCTTCTATACGGACTACGACATCTCGATGGCGATGTTCTTCGCTTCTGGGTTCTGTACGATCTGGCGGCAGTTTGGTCCGTACAGCAGCGCGGCCTGGGCGAATCGTGTTGTTGCTCCAGACATCTCCATCCGTACGTTCTTCGCGTCACCGAACGGGGGAATACGCACGCATGAGCATAGCCAGCGCGACATGCCGCAGACTGTGTTCATCAACCCTGCAAGCCCCGTGGGGCCGCCCCACGTCGGCCGGATCAGCACCGTGGAGCAACGCCTCACGCGGCACTTCAACCTCTCGCACCCCAAGATGGTGGGTGGGGTGAGCCCGTGCGACCAGCTCCTCGCAGGGGAGCACACCTTCGGCTTGGCGGTTCTGGTGAAGAAGAACCTCGCAGGGCAGGACACGAGTTCCGATGAGGAGGCATGGCGCCTACGCCTCAACGGAGCAGGGTCGTCGGATGCGCGCCCGAGTACGAACTTCTCGGGCATCCAGCGGGTACGCTTCTACGTCCGCAACGCCAGCGCGATCCGGTTGTTGTGACGGAACGCCGATAGCGATAGCCTACCGTTTTAGGAGGTTCTCGTATGGGCCCAGAGCAGATCATGGGGATCATCGGGGGCGCTGCGGCGCACCTTCAAGGCATGGCCGGAGAGCTATCTCCTGCTGCGGCGGCGCAGCGTAAGGAGTTCAAGAAGGCGCGCACTCGCTTGAAGACCGGGGAGTACGGGTACTCTCAGGCACAACAGCAGAAGGCACAGGCGATGGGGAACCAGCAGCTCCAGGCGCAGGCGGCCCAGCAGCAGGCAGACGTCGCACGGGCGTCTGCGGGGGGACAGCTTGCAGGAGGGGCGCTCACGGAGGCCCAGCGTGCGATCTCTCAGCAGCAGGCAGCAGGCGCCGCGCAGATCGCGGGGCAGGTCCAGCAGGAGAGCAACGTAGCGGCGCAGGCGCAGTATGCGGCCGACCAGGCGAACGTGGACGCTCAGGCCCAGCGCATGCGTGGGTTCTGGCAGAAGCAGGCAGACATCTCGCTCCAGACCACGCAGGGCGGGGCGGGTGCTGGCGACGGCGGCGGCGGCGGCGGCGGCGGACAGGATTGGTCGGGGGTGTACGGCGCGAAGGCGACGCAAGAACCGTCTACGGGTTCCACCAGAATGGCGAGAGGGTAGGCACATGGCAAGAAGTCTTTCTGGGTACGATACTGAGCGTCTCGCGTTGGAGTACGCAGAGATCGAGTCGAAGGAAAAAAACGTCCTTCGGGCCAACATTATTCGCGCCCTGGAGCGCATCGCAGGCAATCGCCAGGAGGCGCTTACGAAGCTCTCCGGGGAGATTGCGGAGACGAAACGCTCCTTTGCGGATGCTACGGCACGGTACTACGGCAGCACAGGCGCAGGCAAAGAAGCCGCATTTATGCGGGCGGTTGTCGATATGGCCGAGCTGGCGGTGACGGCGCCCCTTGACTTCGCCAAGGCGGCTTACGCGCCGGACACGGCGATTCTGGATTACGTGCAGAAGGAGGCGAATCCGAACAACGACGCGAGTACGACGGACGCCACAACACAGATTCCTCAAAAAGCATGGAAAGCCTTCTACTCAAAGGTAGTCCCCGAAGCGGGGAATCTGCGAGGGACGTACGACGCGATGGAGAGCAGGTACGGGAAAGACACGTACTCGCTCGCGACGGATAGGGATCTGGGGGGGCGCCGCGCAGCCGTGCTCGATAAGATCGAACGGGAGAACAAAGGCGCCGACGTATGGGAAAAGTCGTACGCTTCCTTCGCAGGTGTGAAAGGCGCCTACGACACGTTTGTAAAGGAGCAGGGCGCGGACCCGAACGACCCGGAGACGCTGAAAGCGTTCTACAACAGCACGGGGATGACGGCTCGCTTGCCTCTCTTGAAAGACCCTGCGTTCATCGGGCAACTGGCCGCCGCGGTGCAAGCGCCGAGGTCGTTGGAGCAGGAACTCTTTTTGGAGGTCGGGCGGTCGGGTGTTGCTGGACTTGACGAAGAGGCGAAGTTTATGCGGGGGCTGCTCCCCAAGGACGATGCTCCGACTACGGCGGACACGGCGGACACGGAGCGGGATCTCCTCGCATCGTGGATCAAGCGCCCAGACGTTCAATGGTGGGCCAAGCAGAACAATCTGAACTTGGGGACTACAAAGGAACTGACCGAGCAGATGAAGGCGGACATCGCAGCCGGGAAGTTCCCCGGCGCGGTGTACACGAAGTACGGCGTCTACATCCCGGGGCCGGACGACTTGAAGGCGAGACAGTTCGCCAAGGGGCAACTGAATCGCGACCCGTCGAAGAACCTGTTCCGAGCGCTCGGCATAGGGCGCGGCGGCGGTGGCAGCGGGCCGCAGACCATCGTGGAAGTGACCGTCGGGAAAGACCCTGCGCTCTACAAGGACCCCGACAGCGAGAAGTTCTACCGAAACCCCGAGACGGGGAAGTACATACCGTTGGCGGAACTGGAGAAACACACAAGGCCCGTCTACGCCTACGAGAACGGGCACGTCGCGCAACGCGCTGACGGCGTGTACGTCTGGTCCACGGACGAGGGGGAGACGTGGTCGCCCATCGCCAAGTCCGCCGGGGAGAAGATGGTAGCGGAGGCGAAAGTTGCCGGGCGGGACGATATTCTGACCGCAGAAGCCCGAGGGCAGAAGATGGTCGCGGAGGCGAGGTCTCTCAAGGAGAAGAAGGACGCAGAAAAGCTCGCCGCCGAAGGTATCGCCGCCGCGGAGATGGTCGCCCTTGCCTCCCGCACCCCCATCACAGCGGTGGTCGGGATGGAGGCCACCGACGAACCACCCCCGGAGGACACGTACCGGGGCGTGCGGAAGCGCGCGACGTATCGCGACGTGGAAGGATCCGTCCGTTTCGTCAATGAAGAGACGGGGGACGAGGAGTACATCACCCCCGACATCATCCGGGGCGTGTCGGAGCCGGGGCTACGGGCGGATGCCTCGCGCCCCTCCCTGGCGCGGACGCTACGGCGCGCTGTGACGAAGGGCGCTGCTGAGCGCCAGGGCTTCGAGGGCCCCGAGCAGGAGCATCAAGACGTACCGGGCGAGAAGCCCGATACACAAAGGGCTTTCTTGCAGGAATACCCGGGGTCGGGGAAAGGAAGGGAGAAGCGAGCACGCCCCCCGATTGTCCCTGCGTACGGGACTGACGAGATGCTCCGTCCGGTGCCGAGCAGCGACACCTTCGTGCAGGAGTATTCACGCACGGCGCGTATGTCGGACGCCGAAGCGACTACACGCGACGCGCCGGATCGCCGCTCGCAGCCGGGGATCACGCCGCCCGCGCTGTTGAAAGCAGCCGAAGGGTACACAGCCCCCGAGATGATCCTGGCCCGGAAGCCCGGACCGTCGAGCCCTACGGCGGTCCCTGGCGGGCCCGTTTCAACACGTATGGAACCGGGGGCGCTCGGAGACACGCGCGTCTTTACAGCAGCGTCGCCAGAAGGGGAGGCACCGAAGGCGGGCACGACCACGCCCTCCTCGACCACCCCGACGCAGAGCACGACACCCACCGCGAAGGACCCGCGGCGCAAGCTGTTCGCAAAGAAGCGCCGAAGCGCCGCGTCGCTTCCCAAAGCGCCGCCCGTTGAGCCAGTCGGCGAGGAAGTGGAGTTCTAATGCCTAAGACCCTGAAGCAGCAGATAGCGGAACAGCGTGCAGCGGTCCGCACTCCCGCGCCTGTTGAGGAAACCCCCGCCCCAGTAGCCAAGGCGCCGGCACCCGTAGCCAAGGCGC